AGCTTCTCCGTCAATATCAGAACCTAACTGTTTCCATCCAATTGCTTCGTTGGTATCTCTTTCATATACACGCACATGACCAGAATTACTTCCATTTCCGTCATTTACCCAAGCTCCAATAGCAACAATGGTTCCATCACTACTTAATGAAACTGAATATCCAGAGTTGTCACCTGCAATTTCTCCGTCAATATCAGAACCTAGTTGACTCCATGATGAATTGCTGTATTTATATATACGCACATGACCAGAGTCACTTCCATTTCCGTCATTTCGGTAAGCTCCAATAGCAACAATGGTTCCATCACTACTTAATGAAACAGAATCTCCAAATCGGTCATTTGAAGCTTCTCCGTCAATATCAGAACCTAATTGATTCCATGATGAATTGCTGTATTGATATACACGCACATGACCTTTACCTGAGCTATTATAAGGAGCTCCAACAGCAAGAATGGTTCCATCACTACTTAATGAAACTGATGTTCCAAACTCGTCATATCCAGCTTCTCCGTCAATATCAGAACCCAGTTGACTCCATGATGAATTGCTATATTGATATACACGCACATGACCAGAGTCAGTTCCATTTCCGCTATTTGCAATAGCTCCAATAGCAACAATTGTTCCATCACTACTCATTGAAACTGAATGTCCAGATTGGTCACCTGAAGCTTCTCCATCAATATCAGAACCGATTTGATTTCCGCTGGTAGTAGTAATAGTATTTGTTAAAGTAGTTGTTCCGACTTTGGTAACACTGGTTGAATTCGTCGTTGAAGTAGTTTGTACAGAACCGTTTGCATTTGACGCATCAATTGTAAAAGAAATTGCTCCATTTGTATCACTTGAACTAACAGTAAAAAAAGTTGTCCATTGACTTCCCGAACCGCTATAAGACGGTGTATTGGTAATAGCTGCTCCACCCGATTGAAAAACGACATAGGGCTGATTGATTGTATCTGATGCAGTAATATTAATACTTACAATATCATCTGCACCTGCATAATTAGTTTTAATAGAATTATTAGAAGATATGTCAACAGCTGTAAAGGTTGGAGAACTCATTATATAATGTTTCTATACAATATATAATATAATATTGGGGGGACTCATACACAAATACGATAATATTCACTTTCTAATGCAGTAATACTTTTTCTAGTAAATTTACATACATCTCCGGGTCTAACGCATAATGCTAGCGCTTGCGGATCAAACCGAGAAATTTCTGGAAGTTGCTTATCATCCTTAACATTATATTTTTCCATAAATAGTTTTTTTTCTTGAGTATTTAAAACACTACATGCTGGAACTAAATTATGATCTAAAATATTAAATTGTAAACGTCTCATATTGTGTACTACAACAAAGATTCCATCATGATCAAATAAATACCGCAACCTTGCAACAATGGAGTCATTTGGTTCATCTTCAATGATAATAATTAAATTGTCTTTTTTTTCTAAAACATTTTCAATTGCGTATAGATCTTCAATAATTTCATCTAATACACCTTGTCTAATTTGACGAGACGTGGTAAAATATTTAATGTACGCTTTCTGGTTTGTTTTTGGATTTTCAATCAACATATCTAATTGATCATTAGAGAGCATGGCATCTACTTCATTAATACTAAAGCTTTGGTATTCATCCGTTTCATATCCTAAAGTATTTAAAATAGTTAATATATTTTTTCGGGATTTATAAATGCTTAATATTTGATTGTTACTTGACATCGTATATATATTTCCACATAAGTTTTTAAATGATTATATCAATTTTATTATGTCTTTTTTATAATAAGCCCTCCTGAAAACAAATTGTCCTCTGTTTTTTCAGGCTCTTTTTTTTCATTTACCGAAGTATCCTCTTTTACGCGAATCACTTCATCTTCTTCTTTTTTATCACTATTATTAATTGTGATTACAGGCGCGAAGTTGATAGCGGGCGGTACACTATTTAAATTCGCCTTGTTTTCTACATTTGTTGGTTGAATATTTCCTAAATCTTCTAAATAAGGACTAGATAGAGGATAATCACCTTCCTTATATATATCAATCGGCATAACGACTTTTACCATTTCTGTGGTTTCCAATCCTTCTGGATTGTCGGTTCTTATTGTAATAAAATTATCAGGATTAATATTAATTATTTCCCACAATCTATCCGGTAAAAAGTGACCTCTAAATTGGACTAACGAACCAATAGAAAATTCGGGTTGCACTACACCTGGCGGTGGCGATGGTATTTCAGATCCATCAGAAGAGAACGAATCTATTTTATAACCTTTTCTGGTTTGTTCTTCGGACGGAATACTAGTTGACGGAGTCATTGGTAAGTATTTTGGCGATTCAACAGGATTAATGACAGTTGTAATATTTTCTGGCGGCGAATAAGGATTGTATATAGTGGATTCGTCGGAATCTTTGGATTCCACTGTGTAAGGTGGAGATGCGATTGTCTCGTCGGGTTTGGTTTCATTTCCAGTTTCAGTTTCAATAGAACTGGGAGTTTCTAAAACAGTATCTTCTCTAATCATTTTTTGTATGGATTTTACTAATGTTTTCACATCTGTATTTTGATTATTCATTAACAAATCAATATTATTAGAGAAATTCATACTTTTCATTTGATCAATATTGTCTTCTGTAATTATACGCATACTAATGTTCAAAGCTAATAATTCTTGTAATAACAGTTTCAAACTGTAAGGCACATCTACAATACTGAAATTTCTACCGAATTTACTCATAGTATCCATATGAAGTGTGTTGTTATCAAGAGATCCAGAGAATTGTATAGGACCGTCTACCATAGGACTAATAAATACATTTTTGGTAGGATTAAAGATAGCAGTCATACCTGTATTGTTACAAACCGCCAGTTTATATTTATCCGAACGTTCCATCATTGATTCTCTTAAAAACTCGGTGGCACCATGTGAAATAACAGAATCCCTTTCCATCTCTCCTATTCTTAAACCACCATCATTTGCTCTTCCGCTCACAGGTTGTTTTGTTAGATTTGTTCTAGGACCCATTGCACGATAATTAATTTTATCTTTAACCATATGTTTCAATCGCATATAATAATTTGGACCCATGAATATTTCGGCTTCAATCTGTTTTCCATTCATTCCGTCATATAAAATCTCATTTCCACTAGAATGATACCCAACTTTGGATAGTAATTCACCGTAAATGCCAACTTTAGAACCATTACTGTTATATGCTGTACAGTCACCGAATGATCCGTACATCGCGCATGCTTTACCAGTAATCGTTTCTACTAATTGTCCAATGGTCATTCTAGACGGGATAGCATGTGGATTAATTATAATATCGGGTTTAACACCGGATTTTGAGAATGGCATATCTGCTTCCGGAATAACTAATCCTACGGTACCTTTTTGTCCAGCACGGGAGGCCATTTTATCGCCGATATTCGGAATTCGTTCTTCGCGTATACGTACCTTTGCGATTCGGGTTCCCTCATCCCCATCAGTGATAAAGGTTTTATCAACAATACCTTTTTGACCTTTTTTGGGTGTTTTAGACATATCTGATTTACTATTTGGATCGTCACTACTATGAGAAGCCATACCTATCAGTACGGTTTTATCAGTTATTTCCGTATTCTCTTTAATGAGTCCATATTTATCTAATAAACTGTAATCATATCCGGGTTTTTTTCTGAAAACAGTTTCATCATTTTCAATATTCATCAATGTTTTTTGAATCGTAACATCATTTGTTTTTGATTTTTCTTCATGAACACTATATGTATTAAAATAGGTAGTTCTAAAAAGACCGCGCTTGAGTGCTCCTTCGTTAATTAAAATAGCATCTTCAACATTATAACCAGTATAACACATAATAGCAACAATTGTGTTTTCACCGTAAGGCGCATATTCATTATTAATATACTCCAAATAACGGGTTTTGACAAGAGGATTTTGACCATAATTTAAAACAATAGCACTTTTGTCCATACGATTTTGGAAATTGGTGTTATACATAGAACACGCTTGTTTACTTTGTCCACATGAAAATGAATTACGAGTGGCGGGGTTGTTTTCAATAAAATTAATCAAGTTGCACATGACTCCAAATATCAAAGATTCATGAATTTCCATATGGGTATAATTTAATTTTTTCGTCAATGTATCTTGATTTAGAGCGATCAACGAGTTTTCAGTTTCGTTTGTGTCAATAAAGTCAATAATCGCTTTTTTGCTTAAAAAGGTTTCTAGTTTAGCGGGGTTATTTTCATTATTGACATTTTTATACAATTGGTTTAGTTCATACATCTTGTAATGGTTTGGATGGAAACTGTCATCTTTTTTCTCATTGAATCCACATATTAAATCAAACCATGAGAATTCATTTTTAGATATTAATTCAATGACGTGTTTGTTTTCAAAAGGGAATTTATTGGTTTCTTTATCTTTATAAAAGATGGGACGACAGATTCGGCCGGCGTCAGTATAAATAAAGATAGTGTTTAGTTTTTTATCAAAACAAATACTGGTATAAATAGGAATCAATGCATTTCTACGAAATAAAAGGAATTTATCAACGACTTCTTCAGGTTCATTAATGACACCACACCAAAAACCGTTGACAAATACTTTGGTCATTGATGAAATGATGACGGGGGTACAATCTTCAATAAGTTTCATATCCACCTTTTCTCTTAACCATGCTATCATGTGGGTGCGTGAATATCCTTGTGTAACATAAGCTCCAACCGCAAAATGTTTATGTAGACCGATATTTCCTCCATCGGGTGTATCAATTGGATCAAAAAGACCCCATTGTGTGCTATGTAATACTCTGGGACCAACGACTTTAGCAGTAGGATCTAAAGGTAAGTTTGTTTTTCTTAAGTGACTGAGGATTGAATTGTTAGATAAAATATTTAAATCTTGAACAATACCGATTTGTTTGGTATGTGCGTATGCTCCCCAGTTACCCTTGAATGCCTTTTTAAATCCTGTTTCAACGATTTTTTCTCTAAATATTTCTTTATAATTATCAAAGATGAGACCTTGTAAATTGTTAGCGTAGATGGATTGATTATAATGTGCTCGTTTTTCAAATTCAACATGTATAGTTCTTAATTGTATAGTATAATATTCTCGGAATAGGTTGTTCATGGAGGTACCGACTAAATCAATTCTTTTATATTTGAAATTGTCTCGGTCAGTGGGTTCTTCTTTTCCGGTGAAAACACATAATAATCGGAATACAATATAACCTAAATAATAGGCTTTGTTAATAAAGTTGTTTTCTCCGACATGAGGCAAGAAGTAATCGCAAAGTATTTCTAAAACGTGAGGGATGGTTTTACCTTTTGTTAAAAGAGCGATGTATTTGAGTGCATTACGTTGGTTTAGAATAGCTCCTGCATCATATACGGAAGGTATAAAGAGATCAATCATACTTTCATATTTGTCCATGTCTAGTAAACATGTGGATATAATTTCTTTATCACTGGTGATACCGAGAGCGCGAAAAAGAATAAAGAGGGGTACAGGTGCTCTAACATTGGGAATATTTACAACAATATTTTTATGTTGGTATTTTTGTGTATCGTTGACGAGTTTGACACTGAGAGTACGAATGGGTTTAGATACGTTTTCCGATACGGAACGTATTTCAGCGGAGAGTATGTATTTATCGTCATCATTAAGTTTTTTAATATAAAGCATATTGTCGCCGAATTTTTCTTGCGGAACGACGGTTTTTTCTAGTCCATCAATAATAAAATATCCACCCTTATCGTTGATACATTCACCCATAGTGTGTCTGATTTCTTTGGGTAGTCCGGAAAGAACGCAAAAATGTGATTGAACCATAATGGGGAATTTACCTAGATAAAGTTTTTCAAGAGTAACATTTCGTATTTGAGTATTTGCATTAATAAGTGTTTTTTTCGTATTTTCTTTGATAGTGGTTAATTCAGCGGGCGTTAATTCTAAATCTTTTTTTTTGTATTTTCCTTTTCTTTTGGGTGCTTTTTCCATACCACCTGTAATTTCATTATTTTCGTTGGCATCTTCTTGTATGGTTTCCAAATCGTATTCTTCTGCACCGACAAGGGTGGGTACTTCACCTTCTTCCAAAATATCAATGAATTCAATATCAATGTCATAATGTATTGTCATACCGTATGTCATATCTCTAAGTCTGGCTTCGTTTGGAAACATGAAATGACTATTATTATCATCGTATATGACAGGCTTACCAAAATATATTTTATCAGTGTTTTTTCCTCCAAAGTGTAAAATACATTTAGAACGATAATCATCTATTTTTTCATCAAATCTAGTTTGTATTGTGATTGGATTTTTTTCTTTAAAAATTTGAAAAATACCTTTTTCAAAGAAATCATTGTAAGATTCAATATGGTGTCTTACTAAAGTTTGCGGGTTTTCTTCAAAGTATTTATTAATGATATTCCATATTTGCGTATTTTCCATACCTGACTTATATATATAAAAACATATATATTTTTATATTATTATGTTTACTTAACATTGAATTATTATTTAGCAATTATTTTATTTAGTAAATATATAATGGACAATATGGAATTGTTAAAAACCCTTTTTGGACCTCTTAGTGGCCAATTTTGCGATTATTTCATGATTCTTTCTATGGTTGGATTTACTCTATTAGTTGTATATATCGTTTTAGCATTGTTTGTTGGAATTAGTAAAGGTAAAGATTTAGGATATTATTTACAAATTTTATCAATCTCGTTATTGTACGCATTAATGTATTTTGAAAACAGATTATTGAATGGTATGTGCAGATCTAGTTTACGCCCTTGAAGATTTAAAACCGCACCCTTTAATATTTTTAATAAATATACTTAAAATGATAAATAAATTTTAAGTATATTGTAATGCGTCTAAAAAGTGAATTATACAAAAAAGAACAAGAATAAATCGTTGATAAAATTATAACCATTTTGCTCTTTTAGTTAAAATGGATAACCAAAATATTATTATATATATATATATATGGATATACAAACAACATCACCTACACAAGTTGATGAAAGAGATGAACGAATTAAAAAAAGATCAACCAATCCAAAGAATGATATAATCAATTATTTAGAAACTCATAACTTTGACGAAGTAATAAATCAACATAAAGAATATGTTACACAAATGATTGCCTCTCCAGTCAAGGCATATTTGGAATTTAAAAATAGATTAGAAAAATATGGATGTGAAGCATCATTTCCTGAATTTGAGGGTTTAATAGGTTATTTAATTAAGGCATTATTTCAGAATATAACAATATATAATTGGTTTAAACAAGAAAACAGATATATTTTATTAGAACAAGCAATTCATAAAATAATAGGTTTATCAATAGAAGGAAGATTTAACTATCCTTATAGCTCAACAATTTATACAGTAGAAGATTTATTAGAATTATTGGATTATTATTATCGTTCAACAAACGATAAAAGCAAAGAAGAAGGTCTACACGTTTCCGAAAAAATGGGTCCTTATTATCATATTTTCCGTTATAGATCATATATGACAACATTTTTGTGTTCCAAAGAATATGGTATTCGTAATAATATTATTTTTCCGACATGTGTTAATATCAGCGCTACAAATTTAATTAGTCTTCGTTGTGTTCCAATTTTAATAATGGGTGTTATTAATAAACCACTTTATGTTGATCAATACTTAAATACTCCTTTAGATTTTTGGGCTCATGATATACAACATTCAAAAAGACAGATTCAAGAAACAGAGAGATATTATGATGTATTTATTAAACATAATAACTATTATAAAAGGCGAACATTATATGATATTAAAAGTCCTATAGATTTTTATAAATATATGGAAAATTTTACAAAAACACAGATATTGCCAATGATTTTTATAAAACCTGATGATAGTCCTGAAATAAAAGCATTTAAAAGTATTAAACGAATTATAATATTTGAAGTTGTTCATGAAAAGGCATGGCCTATTACCCAACCATCGTTATGTAGAAATATATCACTTCGTTATGATGAATTTCCAATTGAAAATATTCAATTAGAAAAAGATTCTAAAAAATTTTCAACATTTCATTATTTATTTTCAGATCCAACTACTATTGGAAATGTTATAGCAAAATTACGACATGGATTTTATGATAAATCTAAAGATCCAAAAGATTATATTGTTCCTAAAAATTATAGAACTTCTGAAAATGTTGCTATATGTGCTAGAGAAATTATGTCTGATTTAAAATGCTCAAAAATTCCAGATTTAAAATTTTTTATTTCTTTAGCTACAGATAAACACGCATTACAAGAATTTAAAGACTTACCATCTATAGACATTCCGGATAATCCAACAGATGAACAACCATATGAACAACAATATCGGGATAACTTGTATAGTGATATTGATTTATTAACAAAATTTAGTCCTGTTGCAAATCCTGAAGATGTTGAATTACAAGAAGGTTTACATAAAAAAACAGAAGTAGAAGGTTATGATCCAAATATATTTGAACCCATTTTAGGTGGTAAAAATAGGATAAAAAAACATAGAACAAAAAAACACAGAACAAAAAAACACAGAACAAAAAAACACAGAACGAAAAAACAGCAAAAAAACAAGATATTTTAGAAAAAAAAGTCTGTATAAATATTTTATATATTAAAATATCAATATTTACACCCTTGAATATTTAAAATGGGACAAATATTCCTGAATTTATATTGATAAATTTTCTGAAGGGTGCGGTTTTAAATCTTCAAGGGTGTAAATTAAATTAATTGTGAAAATATAAAAATAATTTTTAATTTAGTATTGGCATAAAGAAATAAATAAATAATAATATAAAATGGATATTTTATACTATAGCAATTATTGTAAACATTCTCAAAAAATAGTACAAACATTAGTAAAACACAATTTGAATAATAAGGTTAGTTTTATTTGTATTGATAAGAGAAGACGAGATCCAAATGATAATCAAATTTATATAGAGTTAGAAAATGGAAGCAAGGTTATATTTCCTCCAAATATTCAGCATGTTCCGTCATTATTGTTAATAAAAAATAATTATAGAGTTATTTATGGGGATGAAATTATTACGCATTTTCATTCGGATATGAAAAATAGTAGTAGTGAGATAGTAAAAACGAACGGGGAACCGATGGGTTATGAATTGAACCAATCGTCTGGAGGTACAAATATAATTTCCGAGCGATTTACAAATTATAATATGACTCCAGACGATTTAGGGGCAAAGAGTAAAAGTAAAATGAGAAATATGTATAATTATGTTACAATTGATCAATCCGTATTTATTAATACTCCACCGGAAGATTATAAACCGGATAAAATATCATCAGATATAACAGTAGATAGTTTACAGCAAAAACGAATGGATGATATGGAAAACAGATGATTTATGTTAAATGATATAAAAAAATACATAGTATATTTGTAATGAATCAAAAAGCAGAGATTAATAGAGGTTTCAATAAACATTTTTTTGAATTTTTAGGTGATGTTGCTAAAATATATCCTGAAAACAATGAGATTAAGTTTGCTATAAGATCATTTACAAATATTAAAAATCTTAATGTTACGCTTATTAATAAGGTTTGGAACAGTCATGTATATGGTCCGTATAAAGAAATAATAGATAGTAAGGATCTTGATGATAATCAAAAGATTGATTATTTTTTGGAAAAGGACTATACATCAGATTTAAGTAGTGTAGGAAAAGCGGGTGAAATCTTGCAAATTATAGATAAGGTAAAGGATACGATTAGGGGTATGACGCCTGGAAATAAAAAGAAGTGTTCAGGTTATATTCAAAATTTGAGCAAATTGGCAGATGCTTATAGTAAACTTTAATCTTTTATTAAATTATAATGGAAAAGGACAAATTGATTTATACTTTAAAATTTACAGTATATATTTCGTTAATAATTCAAGCATTAACTGCGGCATTTAATGTAGGAATTTTAGGGCTGGATGCATATGATAAAGATAGTTTTGATGACGATGTGGATGTGTTAATTGATTTAGTCTGGTTAGGGTTGTTCGTACAATTAATTGAAGGAACTTTTTATACATGGTTGGCATCTTTTATAAACACGGTAGAGAACATAACACAATATAGATACTATGATTGGTTTTTTTCAACCCCGACTATGTTAATCATATTTGTTGTTTATTTGATTTATTTAAGGGAAAAAGAAGATACGAAAAAGGAATTGGAAAAACGTAAAACGGAAAAAGTAAAGAAGGTGACATTTAAAGAAGGAAAGGTGCATAAAGATTTAATGGTATATATTTCTGAAAATAAGATGATGTTAGGTTTACTATTATTTTTAAATGTATTGATGTTATTTTTTGGATATTTAGGAGAAATGGGTGTATTAAGTATACCCGTTAGTGTGTTATTCGGGTTCGTTCCTTTTGTGGTTTACTTTTATTTAATATACGAATATTTTGCGAAATTCACAGAATTGGGAACTATATTGTTTTGGGTATTTAGTGGAATATGGTCTTTGTATGGATTTTCCGCATTATTGCCTTATTATGAAAAAAACATATCCTACAATTTATTAGACATTGTTTCAAAGAACTTTTTTGAATTATTTTTAGGATTTAAGTTGTTGTATTTGTATTTTTAATGGATTCCGATGGTATAGATTGATGTAGTGTAATAGGGGGTCAAAATGTATAAAATTGAAGCGTTATTATACTTTGATGAATAATAAAAGTATAATGAGTAAAATAATTGAAGAAGTAATTGAGAATAAAACGGTGGAAACGGTTGCGGATAACCATCCTGTATTGAGTAAGAGGGAAATAGTTAAAAAAGAGAAAGATGAATTGCATGTAAAACGGATGTCTGATTTGGTTTCTACCTGTTTTGATAGTTGTACAATTTCTAAAGATGAAGAATTACTATCCTATATAAAAAATAATAATGAAGATCCGTGGAAAGGGACTCCTTATGAAGGATATGTATATATGGATCCCAAACAAAAAGGAGAATATGGTGAGCGTTATGTATCTAAAATGTTAGAAAGTATAGGTATGGATGTTAAGCGAGCACCCACTTCAACAGATGGACATGATAGGATCGTAAATGATAAACGTGTAGAAATCAAATTTAGTGTTACACAAAAAGATAAAAAAGGCGGTATAAAAAATGGCGTTTGGATTATGAATCACGTAGCCACAAACAAGGATTGGGAAAGATTAATATTTGTAGGTATTCTTACACCTGATCAGATTGTTGCATGTTGGTTTACGAAAGAAGATTTTGTACAACATTTAGAATCTACCGAGTGTTGTTTTAAAAGACAACAATCTGGTAAAGACGGAGGTAATAATGATTATATTTGCACAGATAAAAGTTTATTAAAATTCCTTGAATTACCCTTTGTACATAGAGATTTTACTCATTGGTAAGTCTATCTCTACATAATTCTACATATTGTTCGTTTATTTCAAAACCAATGTAATTAATGTCCATATTTTTTGCTGCAACACATTCACTACCCGATCCAGCGAAGGGTACAACTAATAACGTATCTTCTCCATTTTGACTAGCTTTTATTAATTTTTCACATAATTCTAATGGTTTTTGTGTAGGATGATCTACTCTCTCCTTTTTTCCAGCACCTCCGGCCAATGCAGATACTTTAATTACATCTCTCGGCAATGCACCATTCTTATGTGCAGTATATGTAGTTTCTGTTGTACCATCACTAAACCGACCTTTTGTTGATTTACGTACTTTTCCAGCAGCATTTTTTAGAAAGTTTTCAGTATACGGTTCTCTAACATCATCCCTATTAAACACTGGTTTATTTTTATAACAACATAATATACTTTCGTGTGTTCTTTGCCAAAACTGTAAAGATGGTGTTGTCTTATTGGTATAATGCCAAATAATCCATCGTACATTAATTTCTATCCTTACCCTTAAATATGCTAATATTTCACTAAAACCATAAATATACAATGTTCCATGTGGTTTTAAAATACGTATACACTCTCTAATCCATTCATCACACCAATCCAAATATTCATTCATCGGCTGTTTGTCACTATCATTACCGAAATCCTTCCCGATATTATATGGAGGATCACATATAACTATGTCCGCACTCTCGTCTGGTATTTTTTTCATACCACTTATACAGTCTTCATTATAAATAACGTTTGTTTCCATCTTTTCTATCTCTTCGTTTTTATTCATAGTATCAATTTTATACTTATGACTATTTACATAAATAATTTTATTTCATTATACAAAATTATTTATTTTCTTTAACATACATCTTTATATAATTATTGGCATTTAGTACTCAAATAATCAAGCGTTCAAAGAACTGGATAACTACCTTGTAATAACATACCGCATTGTCCATCACCATTATTATACTTCTCTCCTCTTCCTAACTTTATATATCCATGATCACCCCATGACTCACCCCATGAGTTTTTAACCAAATAATAATCATCACCATTTTCACTACCATAACCTACCAACAATACACCGTGATCCAATTTACTTCCACAACTACCTGTAAATACACCCGATTTATATAATTGAAAGGCTTGTTGGTCCGCTTGGATCGCAATAGATACTGGCTGTAAAGATACCGCACTCATCATTGAATTATCTGAACTAGCCGGAACATCTACAAAACTTTGAATCTGACTACCTTCCACAGGTGTACAACTGGTTTCACACGTACCAGCCGTTCTAGTGGTTCCTGAAACATATGGATAATCACTCTCTAAACATAAACCACCGTTCTTCTTAATCCATGAAAAAGCATTATCCATTAAACCTCCATTACAACCCATATCTTTACCCCCATTCTTACGATTATCACAATCTACCAATTCTTGCTCTGAAAAACTGTCCAATTTACCATATTTAATGTAATATGCACCTTCTAACGCACCTGTCGTAGAAAAACTCCAACAAGAACCACATTGACCTTGATTCTTTACACTTGTTACTGCCCCCTTTTCTACCCAATTTACACTGGCTTCCGATTGTAATTCTAATTCAGGTTCAAAACAATCCTTTACACATTTAAGTAATTGAATTTTATTATCTTTGTCTTCTTTCGTACACTCTACTACACACTTCACCTCTTTAATGTCTTTCTTTATTTCATCAAAATTAATCTTTTTATGGTTTCCTAAAGAAAAATGTAATGCAAACTCTTCTCCATTCATACCGGAATACATATTATGTCCTAGAACATAGGTATTATTTTGCTTATTCATATAATTTATATATTGGTCATTGATAACCCAATTTTGTAATACATGCTCGTAATGTTCTTCATTCTTAATATCTACTTTAAACTCATTTAACCAGTTTTCAAATCTGTCATTCTTTCCAAGACATACGCCTAAACTCAACAAACATAATGCAACAATATACATTGTATATAATATACTTAATATTTTATATCCTTAATTATATATATATATGAATAGTGAAGAAAAGGTACGATCTTATTATATTTATCCAGGCTCGTTTTCTCCTTGTACAAAATCACACATTTCATCTATTTGTTCTATTATACAATTTTGTAAACGAAAAGGAAACGCATTTACAATTATTGTATCTCCTGCAAATA